GCGATAGACCACGACGACACTGACATAAACATCGTCGGAGTCAACACGACCGATATCAACATCACGAGTATTACCGCGATCAACGCGGGTACTGTTGACGCTGATTTCGCAGACCTCACAGCTGCGTCCTTGGGTGGTGACACACTTGCACTGACGACTGGTCTGTCTGACCCGGCACACGCTGAAGGCTTGGTGTTCTACGACGACACCGTTAAGGCGATCTCGTACTTCAACGACGAGGCTGAGGTTACTGTCAACATAGGACAAGAGAACCTCGTCCGTGTGCGGAACGCCACAGGCTCCACGATTACCAACGGACAGCTCGTATATATCAGCGGTCAGGTAGGCAACCGTCCTACAGTGTCACTCGCCAAGGCCGACGCTATCGCTACATCGAACGTGCTGGGCATGGCTACTCACGACATTGAGACTGCCTCTGACGGGTACATCACGTCGTTAGGTACAGTCAATGGTTTGAACACGACGGGTGCTACCGAGGGCGCGATAATCTACCTCTCGTCTGCTACTGCCGGGGCGTACTCTGAATCAGCGCCGACCACTGATACGGATTTCGTCATACCTCTTGGCTACATCATGACGGCCAACGTATCGACCGGACGTATCTACATGAGTGTTCCGTCGGGGCCGCTACAGATCGCATCAATCGCTAACGAGAACCTCGTTGACAAGACTGCCACCGAGACTATTTCCGCAGCGTGGGCTTTCGACGGAGGCGCAACACGATCAGGCAACTTCTTGCTCGAAGGGTACGATGGACAGCGAAACATCATACGTGCTGAACGTCTGCGGATACAACCGGGAGCAACGCCGGGCACGAACATAAACGTGTCCCCAAACACTTCAGACTCAGCCGCGTTTAATAATCAAACGATGGACGCTGCCACCGACTTAGCGGTATCAGGTGTGAGCGGCGACTTCTCATTGAGTGCAAACGGACGTGTACTTACGTTAGAACTTGGCAACGTCATAGGGGTTGTGAGCGCAACCATTCAGATAGGGGACATTAACAGCTCGTCCTCGACTGAGACATATTACGCAGACGTAGCCGCATCCGGCAGTGATGTACTGTTACAGTTCTACCTGCAAGGCACATCGGCGAGCGTTGACATTACGACCATCATGGACGCAGGCGACTTACTTGACGTGCTTATTTTCTACGTCACCAATACGTAGATTCGCTACGCGATTTTTTAAGATTTTTGAGTTTTCAAAGGGAGAGAGACAATGCTCACGTTAGACAACATTAAGACAGCGATCATTCTGTGCAAGCGCGCATCACTGACAGGCGAAGAGTCGCTATCAGCAGCGCAATCTATCCTCGCACTCGAAGAAGAGTACAAGCGGGTGGAAATAGCACAGAAAGCAAAGAAGCGACCGGCGGGAAAGAAAAAGCCTAGAGGACAGCCGAAGTAATGGCGAACACACGAGACTTAATGAATAAGACGCTGCGCGGTATCCGCCAGTTCGCTCTTATCATAGCCAGCGGCACGTCATCCACGACTGACGATTACCTCTTGATGATCCTGCAATTCGTGAACGAAGCGAAGGAAGAGATCGAAGAGAGCGGCTGGCCGTGGCAAGCACTACGGAAGACCGTCACGCTGACGCTTGCCGCCAGCACAGTAGAGTACACCCTGACCATAGCCGGAGACGCGGACGTTGACACCAACGACCGTGCCCGGCTTTTGTATGAGAACGTCACGAACTTTGGCCCGACTGAAGGCTTTTTCAACAGCTCTTCGTCTCAGCCGATGGTGTTCGATACGACCGACTCTACCGAAGAGCGCCTGATAGAGATTACGCAGGAGCGTATGGAACGCTTGCACTTCACCGACAACGACGAGACAGGGCAGCCGAGATACTTCACTATTTATACCTCGGGTTCAGCGATCAAAGCTAAGGTGTGGCCTATCCCTGACGCAGTTTACACGATAAAATTGCGCATGTATATACCGCAACCCGAGCTGACCGCTGCCGACCTGACGACCACGCTGCTGATACCAAGCAGACCGGTCTATCTGCGAGCCACGTTCAAGGCGAACGAGGAACGCGGGTCAGAGTTGGGCAAGGAAGGCTCCGCCCTCTACCTCGCCATGTTAGACGCGCAGGGTGCTGCCACCGGTAAGGAACAGACGCCAGCAGACCAGACTGTATTCTTGAGCCGCTAATGCCTCAGATTCAGCCTATCGACATTGTTGCGCCGGGTTCCTTCGGACTCAACACTGAGAAGTCGAGCACGTTGCTCCGCCAGCAATGGGCGACGACAGCGATCAACGCTGCGATCAATCGCTCCGGCAGGATCGGTGCTCGCAAGGGTTGGACGAGTCAGACAGCTACGGCTATCGCAGCTGCGACCACTATAGACGTGATCCACGAGCAGATACTCAGGAACGGCAACAAGATTATCCTATCTGCTGCAGGCAACAAAATTTACAAGGGTGTCTCGAACTTTCAGGCAGCCGGTAATGACATCACCAGCACAACCGTACCGACAGCCGCTCACTGGAAGTTCGTAAACCTCGGCGACAAGTGCTTCGGGTTCCAACGCAATCACGTTCCGATTGTCCGTGGTACTGGCGACTTCGCAGACCTCACGGGGTCAGGTGAGCTACCCGACGGTAACGATGCGGTAGTGGCCTTCGGACGCCTCTGGGCTTTCGACATAGACAAGCAGACCATCAGATACTCTGTGCTGTTAGACGGTACGGACTTCACGTTAGAGAACGGTGGTGGCACCATCGACATGACCTCGATCTGGACGCAGGGTGCAGACGAGCTGGTCGCCATCCGAGCACTCGGGTCTAACCTGATTGTGTTCGGCAAGAACCACATCATCCTATGGGCCGACGGCTCTGGCTCCGAGATCGGCTTAGACCCGACCCGGCTTGAGATCGTGGACACCATCGAAGGTACGGGCTGCATAGCACGCGACTCGATAGCACAGACGGGTGAGGGCGACCTGATCTTCCTGTCCCGACATGGGCTGCAGTCTCTTGGCCGAGTCATTCAGTCCAAGAGCAACCCGGTCGTGATCCTGTCTAAAAACGTACGCTCGCGTGTGTTAGACGCACTCGCTGAGCAGCTAGCAGTCGATCCCGAGTTAGACCAAGTCCGAGCGATACACGATCCGACGGAAGGCTTATACATCATCAACTTCCCGGTCTATGGCTCGATGTTCGCGCTCGACACGCACCACCCCTTCAAAGATGACGACGGAGAGACGGCTGTTCCCGTACTGCAGTGGCAGATCGGAGGCGACATAATTGGCCTCTTGTCCACGTCCAAGGCAGGTATATACTTTGGCAGTTCTGGCGTTATCGGTAAGTACGGTCTAAATTTAGACAATGGCAGTACCTATGAGTTCGAGTACTGGTCAGGCTGGCTCGACTTCGAGCAGCTCAACCACCGTCTAAAACTGCTCAAGGAAATGGTCAGTGTGCTGAACGTAGGAGTCGGAGACGTAAATCACGTTTGGGAATTCGATTTCACAGGCACAGTGAACACCCGCACGCACACCTACGGAGGCGTAGCCGGTGCGGAGTTCAACGATTTAGCCTCGGGAGCCGAGTTCAACCTCGGCGAGTTCTCGGGCGGAGTACGCATACAGCGGAAGACGTTGCCTGCGTACGGTGAGGGCCAGTTCATACGCATTGGTGTAACAGCCACAATCAACTCATTCGATCTGGTCGTACAGCAAGCCAGTATCGCTCCGAAGATAGGACGCATGGTAACGTAATGTCAGACTACGCAAAGACTACGAACTTTACAGCGAAGGATTCACTCAGTACGGGTGACCCCCTGAAGCTGATTAAAGGCTCATACTACGACACCGAGTTCGATGCAATCGTCACGGCGATAGCCTCTAAGGAAGACTCGACAAACAAGAGCGCCGCAGGCGGCTACGCTGGCCTTGACGGTAGTGCTCTGGTCAATGACGCGGAGTTGGCTACTGCCAGCGAGACTGTCAGAGGCCCGGTCGAGTTGGCTACCGACGCAGAGGCGAACACAGGCAGCGATACGGGGCGAGCAATCACTCCCGCCAGCTTAGCGCAGATGACAAACCTGCTGCAAGCCACGGACACGCAGCGCGGTGCTCTCGAAATTGCGACTGATGCTGAAGCCAATACTGGCTCAGCCACGGATCGCGCCATCACCCCGGCGAACCTTGCCCAGATGACCAACCTCTTACAAGCTACGCTAACTCAGCGTGGCGCAGTAGAGCTGGCTACGCAGGCAGAGGTCGATGCCGGATCGGATGCGGGACGCGTCGTAACCTGCTCAACACTGGCAGCGTACGGCGGTGGCTTCACCAATGGCAGCGGCCCGGGAGTACGCGGAGCGCTAGCCTACAACAACTCTGCCGTAGTAATAGGGACTGGCACATGGACGACGGTACTCTTCGACTCTGAGTCGTTCGACACCGACTCGATCCATGACACCGGGTCTAACACGAGCCGTCTAACGGTCCCGACAGGCATCACACGAATACGCCTAACTGCTGGTGCGCAGTTCGTAGCCAGTAACACAGGCATACGAGGAATCAGGCTTCGCAAGAATGGCGGCAGTGGCGGTATCGACGCCGACCGCGACACATTCCTGCCTGTCTGCGTGTACAGTCCTCACATCAACACAGAGTTCCACGGCATGAACATCGACTCTGGTACTATCACTACGGTAGCCACCAACTACTTCGAGGTGCAAGTGTGGCAAGCATCCTTAGCCAACCTGAATCTGATCGCAGATCAGGCGTGGTTTGAAATGGAGATTCTAGCATAATGGGTTTTTTCTCAGACATATTCGATCCGGGTGCAGATGATCGTGACGCCGCTGCCGCTGCTGCAGAGCAGGGAGTAATCACAGGCACGAGCGCGAGTGGCCCCGGTGGTGTAACCGCAGGTTCTACGACTGCTGACGGAGTTACGAGCACTGAGTTTGGCCTTGGTTCCTTCGAGCCGCTACTGGGAGGTGCCCAAGGCACGGCCCAGATGGGCTTTGACCAAGCTAACCAAGGCTTCGGTGACTTCGCACAGTTCGACCAGTTCGGTGGACTCGGCCAGATGTTCCAGCAAGCCATGGGGACAGCATCAGCTGATCCTTTCGACTTGGGTGCTGACGTATCCAGCCGCCTTCGAGAGTTGAGCGAGCGCAGAAACCAGCGCAACGTAAACAAGACGTTCGACCGGTTGTTCGCCGGGGGTAACCTCGGATCAAGCGCAGGCATAGCACGCGCAGGTGACCTCGAACGTAACATCCACGAGCAAGGCTTACAGTTTGACCTCGCAGGACTTCAGGCTGGGCAGTCGTTACAGAAAGATGCTTTCGGTCGCGCCATGGGTGCGGTACAGGGGCAGGGTAGTATCTTCCAGAACTTCCTCGCCAACCAAAGGCAGGGTGCTAACATAGGCTTCGGCGGCATACAGAGTGCCGCAGGCTTGTCGCAGCTACCTCTGGCGTTCATGCAAGCAACGGGTAACGAAGCCACCCGAGCGTCTAACACACAATTCGCTTCAGCAGGCATTAGCCAGCAGAACGCAGCTATGGCTAAGTCTCCATTCCTCGAAGCCCTTAACGCAGCGGGTGGCATAGCCAGTTCGCTAGCGCCGGGAGGCTTCCTCGGCAATCCGGTGACAGGATAATGCCTGATATTTTCGGACAAGAAACACCGCAAGAAGTTCTTGCGCGCATGCGGTCGTCCGTACAGGACAGCCGCGCTGCCTTTGCTAAGACTGCCGGTGGTCAGACTGCCGGTGGACAGGCAGGCTTGGCGCTGGGTGCTATCTTTGGCGGCACCATACGCAAGACTATCGACACGCACCGTGCTCGTAAGACAGAGGCGGAGCGTCTCGCAGAAGAAGGCTTCTCGCCCAAAGAGGCACGGGAGATGGCTAAGCAAAATGTCCCGCGAGACTTTGCGCAGGTGCGTAGAGCTAAGACGTTGCAGAAAGCTGCGAAGGATGCTCACGAGTCTATAGAGAAGGTCAGTCATACCGTAGGTGCAGAGTTCGCCACGTACAATGCCAAGATGCAGTACGCACGCAAGCTACGCTCTCTCGGCATGCACAACGAAGCTTCCCAGCTGACGACCACTGCACGCGCAGAGTACAACGCAGAGTTAAAGCGTCTGCAGGGTGTGAAGGATGCCAAGGCTAAGACAGCAGCCACGATCCAAAGCACTGCAGAGTCGGAAGCACGGACGGAAGAGATAGGCGTCTCCGCGATCAGCGAACTGCTGAACGAGAAGGAAGACCTGCTCGCACAGATAGACAACGAGGACGACCCGATCAAGCAGAAAGCGCTGAACCAGCGTCTCGCCCTCGTGAATCAGAACATCCATAAGAAGAACTTCATCACTGGTTCGTCTGAGACAGACCTACTTGTCAACGGTGTTGACCTGACCAAGCCGACGGTCAACCTGTTGCAGAAGAGTCTGTTAGACGCCGGTAACCAAATGGACTTGCTGACAGGCATTGGCCTGCGGTTCGATCCGTTCTTCCTGACGATCCCGTCTAACGTAGCCGTCAAGGGACTCTCTTTCTTCGAGAGAATGAACATACCCATAGGCGAAGACGCATCAGACTTCCTCGTTAGACACGGACAGTTCAAAGCTTCCGCGTTAGACGGTCTAAACCGGTACATCAAGCTGATAACCGGTGCCCAGATGTCGGAGGCTGAGGCCAACCGACTGCGTAAGGCGTTCCCTGACGCAGAGTTGGACAGTGGCTCGCAGTTCGTCGGCAAGTACGTCGCTGTCGTGCAGCTACTCATGGGTGTGCAGGCGCGTGCTCGTGCCTCACTCGAACAGAACAGGGCTGACCTGTTGCCCTCTGATTTTAAGGACGGGCTAGGTGCTGACCTACTGGCTTGGCAGCCTAGCGCCAAAGAGGCGCGAGAGTTCGTGGGCTTGGGTGCTTACGACTTGACAGAACGTCCGAGCCAAGAGCAGGAAATAGACAGCGCACTTAAACTTGTGAACGACCTAATCAATACTGCCGAGGGTGTCAATGGCAACTGATAGACTAATCAACGACGACGAGTTCGCCGCACTGGTAGATGTTCTCTCCGACCCCGATAAGAAGGGGAGGCTATCGCTCAACCAGCTGAAACAGACGCAGCTTCTTATTCAGGACTACTCCGAGGATAGGAAGGCACGTCACGCTCGGCTGGAAGGTGAAGGGTTCGACGAAGACCAGATAGACAAAATTAACGAAGCGTTTCGCACCGCACCACCCCCCACTACAGGACGCAGCACTCCCTCTGGCCCCGGTCAAGGCGGAGTGTCGCCACTCACTGTCTCTGGTATAGCGGAAGGCGGCAAGCAAGCTGTCGAAGGTGTGTTCGACTTGGCGAAAGATATCGCTGTCGGCATTGGCGCTGAGTCTGAAGAGTCCCGCGTTAAGTGGAAAGCGGGTGTGACACAACGTCGGCTCAAGTCTCGCCTGCATCAGATCGAAACCTATGGTCAGATGTCCAGTGGCGGCGCTGAGTTTGTTGGTGAGCTAGCCCCGTGGCTCTTCGCTAGTTCTGCTGAAGCCCCCTCGCTGGCCTACATGTTTGCGCGGCGCACGGTACAAGGTTCCGCAGTCGGCGGCTCTGCCTTCCAGCAGGAAGGTGATACATTCGTGGATCGTGCACTCGGTCTAACGCTCGGCGCTACCATAGGCGGAGCGACCACTGCACTCGCTATCCCCTCGGTCGCCAAGGTCGCCGTGTCACGCAGCTTCGTGAAAGCTTTCAACGATGGCACAGCGTCCCAGCGTGTAGCGGTAGAGACACTGACCCGAGAGATGACGAAGAACCCTGAGTTCGCTCTCTCCATGGCACAGATTACAGGCTCCCGCTTCCTGTTCGGACTCGAACTGCAATCAGCGAGCGCAGCAACCAAGGCAGCACAGAACAAGAACATGGCTATCCTCGCGAAGAACCTACTGCGCATGGCGCAGACGGCGCGCAAGGGTGCCAAGCCTCAGTCTGCTCAACAGGTAGTCGCGGGTCTGCGCAAGTCCCTCAAGGACGTACGCACGCAGATATACAGCACTGCCAGCAAAGAGTTTGACTCGGGTGCAAATGCTATCCTAGAGAACTTCGGCGACGATGTAGTCTTCCGGGGTAAGGACTTCCTCAATAAGATAGACCACATGATCGACGAGACAGCGAACGGTCTGCGCAACCCCGGAGGCAGTCCCTCGCAGCGGTTGTTAGACTACCGTAACCTCGTGGATACCAAAGTCAATCCGATGAAAGCTGGGAAGCGTGCTGGTCTAAAAGACCCGAACAACCCGGAGCAAGCTGTACCGGATGAAATCTTTCTGTTAGACCGGCGCACAGGCGTCGAGCTAAAGTTCCCCGGCAACTTCAATCAGGCTCAGAAGAAAGTCCTTGAGATGAACGAAGCGTTCGGTGGCCCCACCAGTGCAGAGACGATAGACATGCTCGCAGGTCTAAACAACCTGATCGGGGGCAAGGCTATCATCTTTGAAGAGGTCAGCGTCGGCTCCAACCGTGCGACAGGACGTGCTCTCATGGGTTCGTTCATGACGGAGATGGAAGGCAACCCTCAGAACAAGTTTGCTCAGCAGGCGATCAAAGACCTGCGGGAAGGCTACAAGCAGCGCATGTCACAGGTAGAGGCATACGACAACAGCGTGCTCGGTGCGATCTTTGGTGGTAAGAAGCCACCGAAAGACCCTGAGAAAGCGCTCGAACGTATGATGAAGAGTGAGAAACAAGACCTGACATTCGTTCGTGAGTTCCTCGAAGGCAGCGAGAGCGGTCAACTACTACTCGCACAGCTACGTGCTACGCATCTCCGGCGCATAGTGTCTGAGGCATACAAAGCAGACCAACCTGCTATAGACACAGGTGTTGCGCTCGGTAAGCTGTCCAAACGCTTGTCAGCGGGTGGCGGTCGTGCCGGTAAGGGCGGCGCAGGACTCTTCGACGCAGGGACGCAGGCAGACCTCGTGCTCACTGGCAAGGCTCTGCAAGCATTGAAGACCAAATACTTTACGGGTATCGTCCCCGGCGGTGTACGCATAGACGAAATAGCAATCAACGCCATCTCCCGATCCTCTGAGTTTATGGCGCGCTTCCTTGCGCGTGCGTTCTCCGGTGGCTCGTCTATGGAAGCAGCGTTGATAGACCCTGCCGTGCGCAAGGCTATTCAAGCAGTGGCCGAGAGAGGCCCGACTAGCCCCATGGGTAAGAACGCCATGGTAGTGCTTGCGACGTTCATCAGACAGCAGGACGACGCTCAGAGCGTGGCTGCCGCTAACAAGAGACGTGCAGACGCAGTGAAAGAGCAACAGGGACGCTTCGCACAGACAGTGCAGTAGGAGCAGGACATGAGAAAGTGGGGAACAGCTTCGCAGATCGTGTACGACCAGTTAGACCGACGTTTACAGATAGTGGTCACACGCGTGCGCGACGAGATAGGGGACATCAGTCTAACTTGTGGTTTTCGGGATGAAGTGGAACAAAACTCGATGCACGATGCCGGTGTATCAGAGCTACGGTGGCCGGACGGAAAACATAACCGTCTG